GAGAAGATAGGAGGAGGGATCCGAGACCGCGACGGCGCAGCAGATCAAGGGCCAATTCGCCACGCTTCGGCTTCGCGACAAGCAGGAGGAGATGAGCCGGCTTGCCCGCGACATGATCGCGATCAAGGCGGAGATCATCAGCGAGAAGTTCCGGCCCGAGACGCTGGCGCTGATGAGCGGCGTCGAAATCAACTCCGACCCGCAGACCAAGCAGATGTTCCAGGAGGCCGTCGCGCTTCTGCGGAACGATGCCATGCGGAACTTCCGCATCGACGTTGAGACGGACAGCACGATTGCGCTGGACGAGAGCGCGTCGAAACAGCAGGCGGCCGAGTTCCTCGGCGTGTTCGGCGAGATGCTAACGAAGGTGGTCGAGTTTACTCAGGTAGCCGCCGCCGCGCCCGTGCTCGCCCCGCTCGGCGACGTGATCGGCCAGGCGATGCTGTTCACCATGCGCCAGTACAAGGCCGGGCGCGGGCTGGAGAGCGCGATGGAAGGCGCCATCGACAAGATGAAGCAGATTGCCGCGCAGCCGGCGCCGCCCCCGCCGCCGGACCCCGCAGCGGAGAAAGCCAAGGCGGAGACGCAGGTGATGCAGCAGAAGGCCGCCATGGACCAGCAGCAGGGCCAGCAGAAGCTGGCATTCCAGCAGGCCGAGGGGCAGCAGAAGCTCCAGCAGACCGAGGCCGAGGGCCAGATCAAGATCGCCATGTCGCAGGCCGAGCTACAGCAGCGCCAGCGCGAGGCGTGGATCGACCAGCAGATGAAACTACAGGCCGCCGCAACCGAGGCGCAGGCCCGCGCCATGAACCCCGCCGCGCCGAATGGGAGGGTGAACTGATGGCCCGCGCCACCTACGTGCTCCGCAACGGCAAGATGGTCGACAAGCGCCGCGCCGCGCCCTTGCGCACCGTGCATGTGATCTCCGACGCCATGGCCCCGACCGTGCACATGGCCGATGGCAAGACCTACACCAGCAAGTCCCAATTCCGCGCCCGCACCAAGGCCGCCGGCTGCATCGAGGTCGGCAACGAAAGCCTCACCGTCAAGACCGTGGAGATGAGCCGCGCCGAGCGTGTCGAGAGCATTAAGCAGGCTTTCGCCATGCACGAACAGGGATACCGACCGCCGCCGACGCCGCAGATGAACCATAAGGATTGGAGCTAGCCGCCCCATGTCAGAGCCCCGCGACGATCTCGCCCCCGACACCTCGCTTCGCGACACCATCGACGCCGCCTATGCCGCCGAGGAAACCAAGAGCCCGGCCGGGGAGGGTGCGGCGCCCGATCCGGTCGCGCCATCCGCAGAGGTCTCCACGACCGAGCGTCCGCAGGAACAGGGGGCCTCCTCCCCCCGTGCCCGTGGCCCGGATGGCAAATTCATCGAGAAGTCGGCAGCGGAAACGCAGCAGACGGCTCCCAAGATCGAACCCGTCAAGGCGGTCGGCCAAGCGCAGCAGGACAAGCCCGTAGCGGCCCCTGCCGGCGTGCCGGAAACGCTGCCGGCGGAAGGCCGGGCCATCTTCGCGAAACTGGCTCCCGAGGCGCAGACGTTCTTTGCGCAGCGCGAGCAGCAGTTCAACGCGGCGATGACCAATCGCGGCCGCGAAGTCCAAGGGCTACAGCGACAGCTCGCGGAGTACACCGACGTCGTCGCTCCCTACCAGCAGGAGCTTGCCCAGCACGGCATGAGCCCTGGCGCTGCCATCAGGCAGTTGCTTGGCCTTCGTGACTTCGCTCGGAAAGATCCCGCCGGCTATGCCAAGTGGTTCATGGAAGGCCACGGCCTCGATCCGAGCACGCTCTCCGCGCAAGCGCAGGCCGGGCCGGTCGATCCGATTGTTAAGAGCCTTCAACAGCAGGTCTCGCAACTCACAGGTCATTTCACCTCGCAGCAGCAGCAGCAGGAGCAGCGCGAGATTGCCCATACCGGGAACGCCATCGAGCAGTTCCGATCCGCCGTGGACGAGAAGGGCCAAGCCCTTCATCCGTACTACGATCAGGTCGAGACCGAGGCGGCGTTCATCGCAGCGGCGATCCGACGTGCCAATCCGAATGCGGACAACGCAGCCATCCTCAAGGTCGCCTACGACCGCGCCGCCTGGAGCAATCCGGCGACCCGTCAGGCCATGATGAAGGCTAAGTTCGCCGCCAGCGAAGCTGCGCGAAACGTGGAAATCCAGCGTCACGCAACCGCCGCGGCACGCGCGGGATCGTCCGTCACGGGCGCTCCCGGAGCCGGCTCCGGTGGACGTGCGACGCCGCCTGACAATCTGCGGGACGTGATTTCGCAGGCATGGGACGCGCACTCCGGTGCCGGCCGTGCCTAACCGCAACAGACAGGAATGAAAGGCTAGCCAATGGCTACCCCGAACCTGACGGAAATCGCCACCACTACCCTGCGCAACCGCACGGGCAAGCTGGCCGATAACGTCACCCGCAACAACGCTCTGCTCCGCCGGCTCTCGACCAAGGGCAAGATCAAGCCCGTGGACGGCGGCCGTACCATCATTCAGGAGCTGGAGTGGGACAACAACCTCACCTACAAGCGTTACTCCGGCTATGAGCTGCTGAACATCAGCCCCTCCGAGGTTTTCTCGGCGGCCGAGTTCAACTACGCTCAGGCTGCCGTCGCCATCTCCATCTCCGGCCTCGAGCAGCTTCAGAACTCCGGCAAGGAAGCGATCATCAACCTGCTGGAAAGCCGGATCGGCAACGGCGAGCGCACCTTCCGCAACATGCTGTCCTACGACCTTTACTCGGACGGCACCGCGGACGGCTCCAAGCAGATCGGCGGCCTCTCGCTGCTGGTGGCTGCGGACCCGACCACGGGCACGGTCGGCGGCATCGACCGCTCGAACGCCTCGTTCGCGTTCTGGCGCAACATCCGTTACCGGTGCGTCACCGATGGCGGCGCGGCCATGACCTCGGCCAACATCCAGCGGTACATGAACTCGCTCTGGGTGCAGCTCGTCCGCGGTCCCGACCGGCCTGACCTGATCATCGCCGACAACACCGCCTGGCGCGTGTACCTGGAGAGCCTTCAGGCCATCCAGCGCATCCAGACGGAGAACACCGGGCAGATCGGCTTCCAGTCGCTCAAGTACATGGACGCCGACGTGGTCCTCGACGGCGGCTTCCAGGGCGTCTCGGGTGCGCCTTCGGGCTATTCCACCGGCGGCGTCGCCAGCGTGTCAAGCTCGACCATGTTCTTCCTCAACACCGACTACATCCACTTCCGCCCCCACAAGGACCGGAACATGGTGCCGCTCGACCCCGAGCGGTTCGCGGTGAACCAGGATGCGATGATCAAGCTGCTCGGCTTCGCCGGCAACATGACGCTGAGCAATGCCTTCCTTCAGGGCGTCCTGAACAACACCTGACCGAAGGAAAGGAGCAAAACCATGGCTATCTCTTGGACCGTCGCGACGCCGGAACTGGGCATGCAGCCCATTCTGGAAACCTCGACCACGCAGCGCCACCCGCTGGGCAAGATCGTCCAGGCTTACGCGGTGGACACGACCACCTACTACGGGCAGGGCGAGTTTATCTATCTGCTCGGCGTCGCCAACACTGTCGTGGGCCTGCTTGTCACCTACGACACGCTCAACCCGCAGATCGCTACCGTTCTCTCTCCGACCGCCGGCTCAACGGGTCGCCCCGTCGCCGTCGCGATGAGCGCGAACGTCGCCTCGCAGTGGGGCTGGTATCAGATCAGCGGGACCGCGATCATCAAGAAGACCGCGATCAAGGTCAACCCGGCGGTGGCTCTGTTCCAGAGCGGCACGGCGGGTCGCGTCATGTCGACCGTCGCATCCGGAAAGCAGTTCGCCGGCATGCGCTCGGTCAACGCGGCGACGGTGGCCTCGGCTACCTCGACCATCACCGCGATCATCAACCGGCCTGCGTTCCAGGCGCTCGACAACGTCCTCTAGGCAGGTCAACGGAGGGAGGTTTCGGCTCCCTCCGCCCTTCCCCAACAGGAGAAAAAATACCATGTGGCTGATGACGACGCGCAACCGACCGGACGCCTGCAAGGCCCTCATCGACGCGATGACGGCCCTCAGAGACGTGCCGGAGTTCGCGGTCATGATCGACCATACGGAGGCCGACGCGCTCGCCTATGCCGGCGTGCCGTGGCCGGCGCATTGGCATGTCCACATCTCGGACGATCACCTTGAGATGGCCGCCGCCGTCACTCGCCTAATCGAGATGTATCCAGGCCAGCCGTTCTACGGCTTGGCCTGCGATCATGCCCGGCCGGCGACGAAGGGCTGGGCCGCTGAACTGGAAATCTCGGCCGGAGACTGGAATGTCGCATGGCCTAATGACGGATGGGTAAAGGGCCGCCGCCCCGACCGCCCGTGGATGCCGCGCATCTGCGGCGCCGTGGTCCTTGGCGGCAAGCTCGTCCAGACGCTCGGATGGGCCATGCTCCCCGGCCTCGTCCATCTCTACATCGACGACGCGATGGAGGCCCTTGGCGACCGGCTGGGGCTGCTCCGCTATCGTCCCGACGTGCTGGTCAGGCCCGACCGCCCCGAGACCACCGGCAAGCCCTACGACGACAACGCCAAGCGCATCCATAAGGGCGTGGCCTACACCGCCAATGACCTTGAGACGCTGAAGGCATGGCGCGACGGCGAGGGCATGATCCGCGACGTTGAGCGCGTGTCGCAGGCGTCCGGCATCCAGCCCATCGACACCCTCATCACCTTCGCCTGCGTCAAGGTCGGCGACCGCTACGACGCCAAGTGGGTCAACATCTTGCTTGACATGGTCCGCCGGCACGTTCCCGGCGAGGTCAAGTTCCGTTTCGTCTGCATCACCGACGATCCTGAGGGCCTGGCGGAGGGCATCGAGGTTGTCTTCGCCGAGCAGGGCCTTCGCGACTGGTGGGCCAAGATGCAGCTGTTCAAGCCCGATACCTTCGCCGCCGGCTCGCGCATCGTCTATCTCGACCTCGACAGCCTCGTCCTGGACAGCCTTGACGAAATCCTCTCCTACCGCGGCCCGCTGGCGATGCTGCGCGACTTCTACTTCGATGACGAGCTAGGCAGCGGTGTCATGATGTGGGGCGTTGACGGCTCGACGCGCGACCTCTGGACCGACTGGGTGCTCTCCGGCGAGCCCCGGCTGGAGGGCGGCGATCAGGCATGGTTGCTGCGGATGCGCCCGAACGCGATCCGGCTCCAGGATGTCTACCCGGGCAAGTTCGTCAGCTACAAGGCGCACTGCCGCGTGGCGATCCCCGATGGCGCAACCGTCGTCTCTTTCCATGGCTTCCCGAAGAATGACGAGGCCCCGGAGGCGTGGGTCAAGGAAGTCTGGAAGATCGGCGGCGTCGGCCTGACCAAGGCGCGGGTGGCGCTGAACACCGAAGACAGCGTGATCCTCGACAATATGCGCTCGGCCTCAAAGCGGAGCCTGCGGTGGGTGCGGAAGTGCGTGTCGCATGGCCGGGCCGCCGTCCTTGTCGGCGGGGGCGCGTCCGTCGCCGATCACCTGGACGAGATCCGGTCGATGGCTGCCAACGGCGCGGACATCTTCGCCCTCAACGGTGCCGCGCAGTATCTTCAGAAGAACGGCGTCGCGCCGAAGTATCTCGTCCTGGTCGATCCGCGCGAGGCCAATGCCCGCTTTATCGATAACGACCCGGCGGCGCATTACCTGATCGCCTCACAATGCGCCCCGGAGATCATCGAGCGCGCAATCCGGCACACGCATGACCCGGATGATTTCGGGTCGGGCGACGACATCACCCTATTCCACCTCGACGTGCCCGGCGCCGAGGCCCACAAGCCCCCGCTCGCCGATGCCTGCTGGTGCTCAACCACGGTCGGCCTGACCGCGCTCGGCCTTGTCTACATGCTCGGCTACCGGATGATGCACCTCTACGGCTATGACAGCAGCTACCGCGAGGGCCGGCTGCACGCCTACGAGCAGATGCTGACCGAGCAGGAGGGCCGCCAGATCGAGGTCTGGTGCGAGGGCCGCTCGTTCATTACCTCGCCGGTCATGCTGAAGCAGACCGAGGAATTTCAGACCGCATCATCGATGCTCGCCGACGCAGGCGCCGTCATCGCCGTACATGGCGACGGTCTCCTGCCGCACGTCGCCCGCACGATGGCAAACCGCCGCAACGCCGCACCAGAGGAGAAAGCCGCATGAGCGACACTTTCGGAGCTCCCACTTCCATCGATCCCCGCGTTCACACGCAGGGGTATGGTGCCGTCACCTATGGCGGCGCCGACGACGCCCTATGGGTCGAATTCTACCCGCGCCAGGTCGAGCTGGGCTTTGCCTCGGAACAGGCGGGGCGCCCGATCTATGAGGAGCGCACCTACGTCAAGATCGTCGCGCCCGGATCGAACGGGAAGACCGTCAACGACCGCGAGGCGAACGAAAGCGACAAGCGCCGGTTCCCGCGTCACTGGGCCTTCTACCAGGACAAGAACAAGGATACCTCGATCATCGGGACGCCGCTGACCGAATGCACCTTCATCACGCGGACGCTGGCGGAGGAGTTGAAGGCGGTCAAGATTTACACCGCCGAGCAGCTTGCCAGCCTCGGCGACGATATGCTGATGCGCCTCGGCCCTGGCTTCCGCGCTCACAAGGCAAAGGCCGTGGCCCACCTCGACGCCGCCAAGACGCAGGCGCCCATCGCCAAGCTCGCGGCCGAGAACGAGGCGCTGAAGCAGCACAACGAGAACCTGACAAACGCGGTGAACGACCTCATGCGTCGCGTCGAGGTCATGGAGCGCGAGAAGCAGTACCAGCAGCCCCAGCAGTTGCCGCAGCATCAGCAGGAGCAGATCGAGCGCGATGTTCCGCTCGCTCCGATGGAGCGCCGGCCGTTCTTCGATACGAGCCAGATCCCCGATGCGCGGGCGGCCTATCAGGCGCAGGGCGTCATGCCGCCTCCGGCGCTTCCGAGCGTCAACCGCGGCGGCCGTCCTTTCGGCAGCAAGAACCGCACGCGCCGGAAGGCGTCCCCCAAGTCCACCACCAACCCGGCCGACGCGCCGGCATCAGCGGAGTAAAAGACCATGGTTGCTCTCACCGTCGATCTCATGGGCTCGGGCATCGCCTCGGCGCCCGCCTCCCTTCTCGGTGAAATCGTCGTCACCGGCATTACCGCGCTCGCGGGCGGCGGCACCGGCGGCACGCAGCTCACCGGCACGATCAACATCGTGTCCACGGTCGCCACGGCGGCGGACAGCGTCAAGCTCCCGCTGATCTCGACCTGGCGGAACAGCCAGATGATTATCGTCCAGAACCGCGATGCGTCGTATGCGTGCGCCGTCTTCCCCGGCACCGGCGA